CGAGAACGGCGACTGGGAGAACTGCGGTGACACCACCATGAAGCTGACACAGGCGAAAATCGAACAGACCCTCGGAATGGACGCGCAAACATTCTGTTCCATCGCCCTCATTCGGCAGGATGCCTACGGGCTTTTCCTTGAAGCGGACAGCGACCGCCGCATGGAAGTCCTCTCCGCCCTCCTCAACCTCGGCGTATACGTTCGGCTGGAGGAACTGGCGAAAGCCGAAGCGAGCGAACAAAGGAAACGCATCGCCCAGACCAAAGACCGCATGACCGTCCTCGCCGACCAGATAGCCGCCAAGGACGCACTCGAAAGCGAAGACGCGGCTCTTGCTGAAAGCCTCGGCAGCCTCGCCGCCGACCTGCAGGTAGTCGATGAGAGCATCACCGCCGCCCAGCGGGAAGAAGCCCTCCGGCAAGAGGTGACCCGGCAAGCGCAGGAAAAGACCGACGAGGCGGCAAAGCTCACGGCAGAAGCCAATCGCAAGGCTAACGACCTCGCAACCCTCCGCGCCCAGCAAGAGGAAGCCAATACCCTCGCCAACATGACCCCTTCCGCAGAGAAAGCGACAAGCGCGGTCACAGCGGCACGGGGAATGCTTGACATACTCGCACCTGCTGAAGCTGACCTGAAGAACATCAACGAGCGACGCTCCGCCCTGCTCTCCACCGCGAGCAACACCGATAACGGGCTGAAAGCCATCGCACAGGCGCGGCAGACCCACCAAGCCACCCTCGCCCGCAAGGACGAGATAGAGGCGGCAGTCAAGCGGCTCGACGAACTCACCGCCGAACGCGCGAAACTGGATGAGCGGACGGCGCAGTTTAACGAAGCGGTTCAAAAAGTCCACACCCTCGAACTGGCGAGGAAGGACTTCATCGCCGAGAGCCGGACGCGCATCAACGCGCTTACAGCACAGATAGACACCGCAACAAAGAAAGCCGCCATCCTTCGGGACAGCGGATGCCCGATACCCGACAAGGCAACCTGCAACTTCCTCCGGGATGCAAAGGAAGCCAAGGACGGTCTCGCCGCACTGCAGGAAAGCCTCTCCAAGACGAGGGCTGCCGACCGCACGGAATATGAGCGCATCCAAAAGGACACCGAGGCGGCACAGGCGACCCTTGCCGCAACCCCAAACCCCAGAGAGGAAGCCGCCAATCTGACCCAAGAGGAAACCCGGCTAAAACCCATCGCGGCACTTGCACCCCGGCTGGCAGCGGCGGCGGCAAGCCTTGCCGAACTCGACAAGCAGGAGGCGGAACTCCTCACGACCCGCAAAGAGACCGAGGAAGCATTAAGGGAAATCGCCCTGAAAGCCGCCGACCTCGAAAAGCAAGCCGCAAAAGCTGCCGAACAGCGCGAGGTCATACGGACGAATGAACTTACCGCCGCCCTTCTTGCCAAATGCACGGCGGCAAAGGCGACCGTAGACGCGCTCACGGCTCGCATAGCAGAACTACAGACCGACATCGACGGCATCCACCTGAAAGCCGCCACAGCCGCGCAGGAGGCGCAGGGCATCCGAGACAGGATACCAACCGAGGCACCAGCCCTCGCCGCCCTCACAGAACGGCGCAGGACGCTTACAGAGGCGCAAAACAACGCCATCGCCGAGCGCGGAGGCATTAAGACCCGCCTCGAAGCGATAGCGGACGCACAGAGGCAGTACGATGAATACGCCGCCGAGGTCAAGGCTACAGCACGGAGCCTAAACGACTACCAGACCCTCGCTCAAGCATTCGGCATCGACGGAATTCAATACATGATTATCCGGAGCATCGTCCCCGAAATCATGCACCGATCCAACGACATCCTCGCCGCCATGACGGGCGGCAGAATGGCGGTCGACATCAGAACCGAGAAAGAGCAAAAGAGCAACCAGAAGGTCGTGAACAGCCTCGACGTTTGGATAACGAGCATCAACGGCGGGAGCCGGCCGTATTTGAGCCACAGCGGCGGCGAGAAAGTAAAAATCGCCCTCGCGGTCACGCTTGGGCTGGCAGACGTAAAAGCCAGACGCGCCGGAGTGCAACTCGGAATGCTTTTCATCGACGAGCCTCCCTTCTTGGACGCTGACGGAACCGAAGCCTACGCAGACGCGCTCACCAGCATGGCGGCGAGGAACCCCAACATGAGGATACTCGCCATCAGCCACGACCCGACGATGAAAGCCCGGTTCCAGCAGAACATCACCGTCTCGGCGGGTGAAGACGGTAGCACGGTCACAATGGACTGACCCATCACCCAGCAGAAAGGAGGGATGCTTGTGGCGTGGATAGAGTTACACCAGACGCTCCCAACCAACAAGAAAACCGTGCGTTTGAAGAACCTTCTACGCATCAAGACACCGCAGGCAGTCGGACACCTGTGCATCCTCTGGCTCTGGGCGCTTGACAACGCCCCGGACGGCGACCTCTCCGGGTTCTCCACAGATGAAATAGCCGAGTTTGCCTGCTGGTCGGGCAAGAACCCCGACGGCTTCGTGAACGCTCTCATACAGGCCGGCTTCATAGACAGCGACATGAGGCTCCACGACTGGTATGACTACGCCGGGAAGCTCGTCGACAAACGGAAACAGAACGCAGAGCGCATGAGGAAAGCACGTGCGACGAACGTGCAACGCACAGACGATGAACGTGCAGGGGCTACCGTACCGTACCCTACCGTACCCAACAGTACAGTACATAACAGTACAGTACCTCCTAACGGAGATACCCCCCCTATACCCCCCGCAAGCGGGGGGAGGGGCGCGGGGAAAGCCCCTGCCGAGCCACAGCAAGCACATTTTGATGATTTCTGGGCTTCATACCCCAAGAAGGTCGGCAAAGCGGAGGCTTTGAAAGCGTGGAAACGCCTAAAGCCAGACAAAGACCTGCGGGAGCGCATAGCCGCAGCGGTCGCCGCCGCAAAAGGTAGCTACCAATGGAGCCGCGAGAACGGTAGGTTCATACCGAACCCGGCGACATGGCTCAATCAAGGGCGATGGGATGACGAATACACCACCGCCGCCCCGGAACCGCCCCGGTCGGGAGGCACCGCGAAGCCGAACACCCTCGGAGTGCTCGCCCAGATAATCGCAGAGGAAGAAGGTGTCGAGCATGAATAGAGCCGACGTAGCCCGACTGCTCGCCATCGTCGTCATGGCATACCCCAACTACGACAAGTTCAAGGACGAAGCCCACGTCAAGACCATGACGAATATGTGGGCTGACTTCTTCAAAGACGACGACAGCAGCATCGTAGGGCTGGCAATCAAAAAGCACATCAGCACCAGCAAATGGCCCCCAGCCATAGCGGAGATACGGGAAATCATGGCAGACATCGCCATGCCGGACATCATCCCGCCGGACGAAGCATGGGCGGCGGTCTCCCAGCTCCTCTACGTCGCCGGGGAGCATTGCCACCACGATATACACGCGCTCCTGCCAAAGCCCATCGCCGACACGGTCGACGAGATAGGATACAGCAACCTCTACGGGATGCACGTCGCCTCCGTCCGAGGCTACACCAACAAGGCAGGGCTGGACAGGGTGGCATTCATTCAAGCCTACGAGGGCAAGGTCAAGCGAGCACGGGAACAGGCAATGATGCCACCGTCACTCGCGCAGGGAATCGACGCAGCGTCCGCTTCTTGCTCGAACGGCGACCGCAAGATGCTGGAGGGCATGAAGAAGCAGTACGAGGACAAAAAGGACTACTACGAAAGGGCATGGTACGGCAGAACCCGCGAACTTCTCGCCGAACCAGACGAGACGGACACCGCCCTCCTTGAAGAACGTCAGCAGAAAGCCCTCGAAGAAAGGCTCGAACGCCGAGGTGAGGAGGACGACCTATGAAGCACAAAAATGACATCCTCATCGCGGTCGCGCTCATCGCGGCGGCACTTTTCGCCGCGATGGGGATAGGCAGCACAAAGACGGAGGGGCAGGAGCCGGAGCGCCCGGTGGTACTTATCAGCGCAACCCCGACCACAGCGACCCAGTCTCCGACCCCTACGGAGCCGCCGAGCACCCCGACACCGACCCCAGAACCCACGGAAGAACCAACGCCAACCCCAACCCCGGAGCCTCCATACGGCGAAAACAAGGTAACAATGCTCGCAAAGGTCGTATGGGCAGAGGCACGAGGAGTTCCCAGCACAGCCGAGAAAGCCGCCGTCATCTGGTGCGTCCTCAACCGAGTGGACGCTGACGGGTACGGAGACACCATCGTCGAGGTCGTGACCGCAAAGTACCAGTTCGCGTACCGGGAAACATCGCCGGCAACCGAGGAGCACATGACGCTGGCCGCCGATGTTCTGGACAGGTGGTGGCGGGAGAAAAACGGCGAGGCCGACGTGGGCCGCGTCCTGCCGGCGGGGTACACATTCTTTTGTGGCGACGGCGCCCGGAACCATTTCAGAGAGCAGTACAAGCACACGGGGATTTATTGGGATTGGAGCCTCCCGAGCCCGTATGAAGACTGAAAGGAGATACACAATGAGGACAATTTCTTTATGGCAGCCATGGGCCCAGCTCGTAGTCATAGGCGCCAAGGGCGTCGAAACCAGAGGATGGAGCACCAAAGTGCGGGGCCGCGTGGCAATTCACGCCAGC